CAATCGAGCCGACACCGCCGGTGCGCGCGACGAACACGCGGGTGGCGGCGGACGCCAGCGCATAGGCCGCCGAGAACGCCATGTCGTTGGCCACGGCCCAGACGGGCTTCACTTGCGACGCCACGCGGATACGGTCGGCCAGATCGAACACGCCGCCCGACTCGCCACCCGGCGAGTCGATGTCGAGCAGGATCGCAGCGACCTCGGGGCTGGTGAGCGCGGCGTCCAGTTGCGCGGCGATACCGGTGTAGCTGGCGAGACCCGATTCGGCCTCGAGGCCCGAGGTTCGGCGCACCAGCGTGCCGTGGATCGGGATGACGGCAACCTTGCCGCTCGGAGGCCCAGGCGCGCGGGCCGCAGGCGTGTAACCCACGGACGCGGCGAGGTCGGCGAGGCCGATGCGCGCACCGAGCACGGAGAGGATGATGTCGAGTTTCGGCCGATGAATCGCCAGCGGCACGCCGAACAGGCGCGCAGCCAGATGAGGTAGCAAAGTCATGGGAATCCTTCGGGAAAGCGGTCAGGCAGCGAATCAGGGAAGCGATTGGCTACCGGTGATGTCCGGCGCGTTGGCGCTGCGGTTGGGTTCCGAGCCGCCGCCGTCCTTCGACGTGTAGCGAGGATCTGAGTCGAAGATCAGGCCGAGGTCGTCGGCGCGCTGGTTGTCGGCGGCGATCTCACGGTCGACGTCTTCGGCGTCGTAGCCGTTGGCCGAGATGGCTTCCGAGCGGCTCATCAGGCCGGCGCGGATAGCCAGCAACATCGCTTTGAATTCCTTCTCCGGGTCAACCCACTGCCAGCCCTGGGGAATCCACTTCACCGCGAGGTACTGGCGGCGACGGGCTGGCCCGCCTCGAGTGAAGCCCGGGGCATCCAGGGCCCCGGCGAGCACCGCCTGCTTCATCCAGGCCGCCCAGACCGGGCGGCACATCTGATGCACCAGCACGCCGTGCTGCACCATCTCGCAGCGACGCCGGAACTCCAGCAGCCCGGCACGGATAGACGAGTAGTTCACGCCGGTCAGATCGCCGGTCAACTGCTCGTAGGTGATACCAATGGCGGCGGCGACCGCGCGGAACTGGGTGCGCAGGAATTCGGAGTACGAACCACCAACATCAGCCGGATCGGAGAACTTGATGTCCTCGCCCGGCTCCAGGATCTGCAGCGTGCCCGGCTCCAGTCCGGCAAGCGCAATCCCGTCGGCGTCCGCTGCACCTTCGCCCAACAGGTTGTCCTCAGGGTTGGCGCGCGTGACGAAACCCGCGAACATCGCGGCGGTCTTCTTGCGCACCAGCTCGGCGTCGTCGTACTGGTCGAGCTCGTTGAGCTTGACCAGGGCCCGCGACAACCATGGCTCGCCCCGGATCTGCCCCGGGCGCAGCACGCGGAACAGGTGAATGATCTCCTTGGCGTCGATGCGCACCGTGTCCATCCCGCCCTGGCCCGACATCGGAGCCAGTCGCCCGTCCTCCGGGTGCGAGCGGTACAGGTGGTAGGCCACGCGCCGCCCAAGGTTGTCGAACTCGATGCCGGAGCGCACGACGTTGCCGGACGGCAGATCGGTGTTCAGGTTGATGGGCAGGTGCTCGGGCTCCAGCAACTGGAGTTGCAGGGGCACCGACAGGCCATCCTCCGGACGGCGTGGCCGCAGGCGAATCAGGCATTCGCCACCTTCGAGCATCGCCCGACACGCCAGGGCCTGCAGGCCATAGAAGTCGGTCTGTCCCGCCGCGTCTGCTTCCTCAACCCAATCGCGCCACAGTGCTTGCACCTCGGCCTTGAACCGTTCGTCGCCAGACAGGCTCTGCGGCTTGATGCCGGTGCCGACCGCGTTGGCCACGAAGGCTTCGATACCGGCCTGCGCCCAAGCATTGCGGCGGACGAGGTCACGGCTCTTGCCGCGCAACTCGGCGTTGGTTGTCAACATCGCCGCGACCGCGCCCGGGTTGCCGGGCATCCAAGCCAGCGAGCGACGGCCACGACCTGCGGCTTCGTGTACTGGCGAGGCACCGAACAACCGGCGCACCGTTTGGGAGAACCACGCCATCTCAGAACCCCTTGCGCGTGGTGACGCGGATCTGGCGCGGCGCACCGGGCAGCAGCCCGGTTTCAGCCGCCTGCTGCAGCATTCCGCGCCTAACCTCGCGGATCGCGGCCATCAGTTCGTCGACCGAGCGGTACTCGACCGTCTTGTCGGCAAAGGTCACGCGCCGTTCGCCCTTGGCGAGCGCGCTCTCCAAGGCCTGGAGTTGGATTTCTGTGTAGGCCATCAGCGGTACACCACGAGGTTGATTTCGGACGAGTCGTCGAACGACGTTGCTGTCGTCGCGCAGGAGATGTCGACGTACTGGGCCGTTTTCAGGTCGGAGCTGGCGCGAACGACAGCCACACGCTGCTGGCCGCTGTTGCTGCTGCTGCGTGCGAGCGCCGTCCAGCAGTAGTTCGCATCCGGCATCGCCAGCGCAAAATGCACGCGGTAGCGGCCCGCCGCTGTACGCACGACGCTGGCCACGTTGTGCGCGCTGCCGATCACGATCTGACCGCCCACGTAGCCAAAGCTCACCCACACCCGAGCAAGTCCAGGGTGCGTGGCGTCGATCTTGGTCTTGACCTCGAAGCCGATGCGCGCAGCCAGGGCGGCGATGCTGGACGCGAGGCTCATCAGGCCAGCGCCCCGTCGAAGATCACGACGAAGTCCGTGTCGGTGTTGCCAACATCGACGGCCGCAACCGCGCCAATGTTGGTGCGCGCCTGAAGTTGCTCGGCAACGGTCAGGGTTTGCGCCGCGTCGTACCGCACCCGCAGATTGACGGCAGCGAGGAGCGCGTCCAGGCCCGTAGTGCCGTTCTGCAGCAACTGCTGGATCTCCACCAGGGTGTCGTAGGCGGCGTCTGCTCCACCGAGGATGTCGGCCTTGAGCGCGTCGAGCAGCGACACGATCTTGTTCGACGAGTAGGTGGTTGAGGTGGCGATCTGGTTGTCGTCGATGGCGGTTGCGGAGAGCACCGCCGCCTTCAGTTCGTTTATCGCCGCGACCAGACTCGACTTGTCGGTGGTGGACAGGCTGGCTAGGTTTCCCGCCGTCGCCCGGACGTCGTTGAACTCCTGGGCGACCCGGATGACCAGGCTCTCGATACGGGTGGCAAGACTCATGTGTTCTCCTTGGTTTGAAGCGGCCGCCGTCAACGAAGCCAACGGCTTCGGATGACGCGCCGACCGGAATTGCGGGTTCCAGAAGCAGCGAGGCCACCGCTGGGGGTGGCCTCGTTCAATTCGATGTTGTGAATGGGCGGTGGCGCATCCGGTGGGGGCGCTACCCCAAGTTGACGCTCCAACTCCCGCCAGTGGCGATCCTCGAAGCGGTCCAGTCCCGCCGCCGATGCGGCGGCGCGGGCGTAGACGTAGCAGTCGAGCGCTTCGTTGCGCTCTCGCATCTTTTGCCATTCGCGCACCGGGAATCCGTTGCGGTCGCGGCGCGTGATCAGTTGCTCGGCGCAGAGCTGCTGGATGAACTCGGCGTCGATCTTGGGCAAATGGACGAACCCGGCTGGAAACACCGGGGTCGAGCCGTCCTCGCCCACATCCGCGCTCTTGCGCAGGTTGTTGTAGAACTCCAGCTTGGCGATCCCAACCGCCACCGTAAACACCTTGATGCCTCGGCGCAGTTTCTTGCCACCCTGCGACACATCGATGGCTGTCGGTGTGCCGATCAGTGCGGCACCGCGCGGCACGCCCTTGACCGCCATCACGCGCGGATCGTGGCAGGCTCGCACGAAGGCGTAAGCCTCCTGCGTGGCAAAGCCGGTGTCCAGCGCGAAGCGCGCCAGTGGCATCGCCACCCCCGAGGCGTGCGTCCAGTTCTCGGCCAGCATCGCGGCCAGCGCCTTCCACACCGCGTCCCGTGCGGTATCGCCCATCAGGACTCGGTGCTCGATGAGCCAGGACTCCTTCCCGCGCCCAAAGGCCCAGATCGAGGCCTCGATGCGATCCTTCTGGACGTCGGCCGCACCCACCAACAGCAGGCCGCCCAGTGGCACGGTGCCCACGGAATAGTCCTCGCGGCGCTCGACCAGCCGTTGCCAGTCGGGCGCTTCGCCTTCCTCGACCCAGGTCTCGCCCAGCTCGGTGTTCTTGAAAGTCTTGATCGCGGCGGCCGATCCCGACTCCTTGTTGACGGCGGCTTCCCACGCCGCAGCGATGTCACGCCAGGATCGCCAGCCAACGGGGCTGTAGAGCGACGACAGGTGAAAGCCAGCCGTCTTGCCCTGTGCCATCGAACGCCATTCGCCACGCTCCAGCATCCACGTCTTGTGATGCTCGGAAA